GTGGATTAGGAGCAAGTACTGTGAGTGGAAGACTGTCAGAGGTGAACCAGTAAGTAGTAGTGAAGTACTATCTGATAGTGATCTGTTTGACCATGCAGCTTTCTCTAATTTCGGGACTGATGTCGACAAGGCAATAGCATTAGCAAGTTGTACAAGTGTCTCAGCTGTGGGTGGATGTTTCGGACAACAAATTGTGAGTGCATCTATGGGTTTTCTTGGCTTCTGCGTGTGTCATATTGTTAGTTGTATGTCCCCTGTTGGTGTATTATTGAGCATTGGGACGTTGGGCTATGCCCTCCACATGCTTCGAGTTGAACTTAAAGTCGAGCGCGAGTATGTAATCACTAGCATAATGGTGCAGATTCGAACAGCACGGAACACGTATAGGAGGTTTCGTGAAGCGAGCCCTATTGTTAGCACTGGTTTGTCGATGGGACTTTCTGCTGCGTGTGTGTGGGGCCGCTGGTCTCGTACTGTTATGTGTGAACCGGCATCTTCCATCACACGTGATCCATTCTTTTATGAGAAATGGGTTAAGAATCACGTGACACCTTTAGTGCATCAACCTGGGTCTGAGTTAAACAATACGATTGCTAACAATGTTGTTACGCTGAGTTATGACACTGATAAGGAGACAATGCGCACCCGTGCCACCGCTGTTCAAACCTCGAGATTACTTGTGTGCCAACACTTTTTGCCTAAGACAGCCACCACTATACGCCTGATTCGGTCACCGACAATTGTTGATGGTGTTGAGGTAAAGAACGCCGTTATTTCTATAGACTATGAGCCTCGTGTTAATGAAACGAATGTTGGGACCACGGAGATCGTATTGTTGCGTCTGAAGGAGCGTGTACAATTCTCTGATATTGTCAATCGGTTTAGCACAACAACACTACCACACTCCCAGGTGGGCAGTATTGTCACAAGAACTGCTAATGGAGTGTCAAAGGTCGTGCCAATATCTAAGATTGAACACGTGAATGTGAAACCAAAGGCCCTCAACCGGTTCACAGGTGATGAATACCCCGGTGTTCCTGGTTTACAGTTTGTTGGTGATACTCATTATGGTGATTGTGGGTCAAGTGTTATTGTTGGTGAAAAGAAGGCAACTATCCACAGTATTTTTATGG